CTGCTGCACGCTCAGGCGCAAGCTGTTGGTTTTGGTCTGCAGGGCGGCGGCGGCCTGCCGGGCTTTCTCCAGTTCCCGCGCCTGCGCCGCCGTGGGTCGGGCGGTGCTCCTGAAGGCCACCGCGAGCGCGGCCGCCTCGTCTTTCGCGTTCTTCAGCTTCTGCTGCGTGACGGCCAGCTGGCTGCTTGTCCGCCGGAACCCGTCGATTTTCGACGCCTGCGCGTCAAGCTGCTTCAGCCGGTCCTGCGTCTCGCGAATGCCGCCCGACAGCCGGGTGGTTTCGTTGCGGATGGCCTTAAACGGGCGCGTCGCCTGGTCTACCGCCTTCAGCAGCACCTGCAGCTTAAGGTTATTGCTCATCGGTTTTTGCTCCGCTGCGGATCAGCGCCTGATGCCGCCAGTCGAGCAGCTCGGCCAGCGGCATGACGTACATTTCAGAGGGGGGCCAGTGGAACACGGTGGCCACGTCGGCCATCAGGTCGCTGACCGTCAGGCCGCCGGGCCAGCTCAGTCGTCCGACTTCGGCGACAAAAAACCGATCACCTTACCGGCCAGCGCAATCAGGTCGGCCGGGTCGAGGGCGTTGCACTCCGCCCTGGTCAGCGCCGGGACGGTGATGCGCGGCAGCACGGTGATCAGCGCGTCCACGTCGGAGCCTGCAAGGTCGGCCAGCCGCACGCCGCGCAGCGCGCCCGCGTTGGGTTTAATCAGCTCCAGCTGCGTGATGTCGGACTCGCCGCGCTTCAGGGGAAATTCCAGTACCACGACGTTTTCTTTCGGTTCCATGTTGTCTGTCTCTTTGTTCAGTTGATTACTGGCCAGCGGCGGGCGCTGGCGTCGGGTTTACATCAGGCCGATGTTTTTGCGGCGCTGCTCCAGCCGGTCAACGCCGCCGACCTTCTCCACCATGTTGATGGTGTCGATTTCAATCAGCTCTTTGCCGTTCCACGTCAGTTTGAAATAGGTGTTTTTGGTGGTGATTTTGGTTTCGGTATCCTCGCCGGTTTTGGCCTCGCCAAAATCAAACGCCTGATGCCGTCCGCGTACCTCGATCTCGACGGCAATTTCCTCGCCGGTGTCGTCGCGCTGGTAGGAGCCGGTAAAGCGCAGCGGCACGTTAGCCGAGGCGCCCCACTGCGTCAGCACCAGGTCGTCCATGCCGCCGATGCTCCATTCCATATCCAGCGCGTCGTCGTCCAGGCCGTTATCGATGTGCGCGGCGCCGTTCATGCCGCCGCCCCGGAACGGGTCAAGCTTGCGCGACAGCTTCGGCAGGGTCACGGCGGTGACCACGCCCTGATAGCTGTTCGAGTCGTTGAAAAGGTTCATCGCCTTCAGTTTTCTTGGCAGTGCCATTTATCCGGCTCCTCAGCTGTTAACGGATGCGGCGAAGGTCGCCAGGTATTTGTCGGTGATGCGCTGGCGCAGGGTCAGGTCTTCCAGTGGCGGCACCGGCGTGTAGTCGTAGTCAATCGACAGCCTGCCCGCCTTCAGTGTGTCCTTATCGTTGGCCGTGTCGTCGTACCAGCAGGACGCGCCCAGCAGGTAACCGGCGCTGACCAGCTCGCGGAATTTGGCGTTGATGCCCGCGATAATCTCGCGCACCAGTACCGGCGTCAGCGGCCTGTCGTTCGCCCACATGTGCGCCTCCGCCATCGTGTCGGCCAGCACCTGCGCCGTGCGGGTGTAGTTCTCAAACTGAAACAGCGGATCGTCGCTGCAGGTGCGGTTGCCCCAGAAGCGGAAGCCGTCCTTGCGGATAAGGGTGGTGACGCACGCCTGATTGAGCAGGTCGGCGTCGGTGCCGGTCTGCTGCAAATCCCAGAACACGCCCGCCGAAATGCCGGTGACGCCGTTCACGCCGACGTTGGACAGGGTTTTGTGCCAGCCGGTGTCGTTGTCGATTCTGGCGCGCAGGCCGAGCGCACGCGCCGTGGCGTATGCGGTTTCGGATTTGTTGGCCGTGGTGTTCCAGGCGAGGAAGTCCGGCCAGACAACCATCAGCTCGCGCTGGCTGAAGTTGTCGCGGTACTTCATGGCGTCGGAAATGGTTTTGCAGTTCCAGGCGGAGACGTAGGCAAAGGCGCGCAGCTGCTGCGCGATGCTGGCCAGCGACGTTGCCACCTCCAGCGAATCCAGCCCCGGCACGCCGAGAATGCGCGGCTTGACGTCGAGCTGCGTCTGCGCGGAAAGCAGCGCCTTCATGCCGGTGTACTGGCCGTTCTCGTCGGTGGTGCCGATGATGTTGGAAATGGTCTCCGCGTCGGTGGCACCTTCGGCCACGCGCACCACAACGGTCACGGGTTTGGCCTGGTCAGCGATGGCCTGCAGGGCGCTGGCCAGCGTGCCTTTTTTACCGGCCCTGCCGATGGCCGACAGCACGTTGGTCAGCAGCACCGGCGTGTTGAGCGGGAACGCCGCGGCGTCGGCATCATCTGCGGTGCAGACCATGCCAACGATGGCGGTTGAGACGGTGGAGATGGTGCGCGTGCCGTCGTTGATTTCGACGACGCGGACACCGTGATGATAATCAGACATCTGATGCACTCCGTGTTATGGGTGCGCTCAGATTGTCAGCTCAGGGAACGGGATGCATGCGGTTGCGGCCTGCTGGTCTGTCAGCAAACAGAATCACGCAGGCTGCGTTGCTTCGCGGCGGGTATGTACCGGTAAACCGTTTTTACGGAAACCTCCAGCACGAGCGAAATCTGCTCCAGCGTGGCGCCATTGGCAAGCATTCTCTCGGCCCGCGCGATAACCTCCGGCGTCATAATGCGCCGCCTTCCGCCGGTGCGTCCCTTTTCCCGTGCGGCACGCAGCCCGGCCCGCGTCCTTTCCACAATCAGCTCGCGCTCCATTTCTGCCAGCGCACCCATGATATGAAAGAAGAAACGCCCCATTGGTGTGCTGGTATCAATGCTGTCGGTAAGGCTGCGAAAGTTAACGCCACGTTCGTGAAGCTGCTGGGTCAGCATAACCAGGTGGCGCATGCTGCGGCCCAGCCGGTCGAGCTTCCAGACCACCAGTGTGTCGCCAGCCTGAAGGCAGCGCATTGCCTTTTTAAGACCCGGCCTTTCGCTGGTTTTTCCGCTGATTCTGTCCTCGAAAATCAGCTCACAATCTGCGCTCTTTAACGCATTGCGTTGCAAATCCGTGTTTTGCTCATTTGTTGACACCCTTACGTAGCCGATCAGCACGTTTACACCTCGCTAAATGGCGCGGAGTTTGCCAGTGACGCGGTTTACAGCACCAGTATTTTGTTTCTCAAAAACCTTGGTTTAACAGAAAAATTTTCCGGGCGTTTTATTGGTCAGCAGATTTTCACCACGCCGGGCGCGATCAACTACAAACCTACGACAGGAACGAAGCGCATCAGGATTATCCTGACCGGCGGTGGTGGCAGAGGCTACGGCTATCTGGGATGGGGGAACGGCTTCACAAGCCGTGGCGCAGGCGGCGGCGCAGGCGGAACGGTCATCGCCTGGCTGAACGTGGACGACACCAAAACTTACCCCGGCGTAGTAGGCCGTGGCAGCGATGAAACCCTGTCAGCAACAAGCAGCACATTCAACGGCCAGCTGACGGCAGGCAACGGCGTCAATACTTCGTCGGGTGATTCGGGCGGCCCGGGCGGCTCGGCTGTCGGCGGGGACCTGAATCTTCAGGGGGGGGACGGCAGCGATGCGCCTGGCATCATTTCAACATCTACAAATCCTTACCGGGGCGGCTCTGGTGATGGCGGGGTCAGCTACTGGGGTGGCGGCATCCGCAGCGGTGAAGGTGGATCATCCGGTAAACGAAAAACTTATGGCGCAGGCGGCGGCGGCAGCACCCGCGCCAACCCCTTTATCGGCAGCTATGGATCAGATGGTGTTATTTACATTGAGGAATTCAGCTGATGAAAACGTATGCCCGTATTGAAGATCAGCGCGTTGCTGAAATAGTCTCTCTGAATGTGAAGCCTGAAAAACTTTATCACCCGTCACTGGTATGGGTTGATATCACCACGCTGCCCGAACAGCCTGATGTGAATTATAACTACAGCGACGGCGTGTTTACGGCACCAGTTACGGACGCTGAGAATGCGGCGCTGATTGCCAGCAGCAGGCTGGCAGCCGAAACGGATGAGGCAAACCGGATCATTGCGCCGCTGCAGGATGCAGTTGATATCAGCATTGCGACAGATGAGGAGATCATCCGCCTGGCAGAGTGGAAGCGATACCGGGTGGAGCTAAGCCGGATTGATAGCAGTAAGGCTCCTGATATTACATGGCCGGTCAGGCCGGAATGAAGAAAGCCCGCTATGCGGGCTTTTTTGTTATTGAGGTTTTTGCGGCCAGGTGATGCCGGGTGCATCCTGAATGTTCACCGCCTGAACGTCCTGCACATATTCCATCCATGCCATAAGTGAAACCTTATCTGCGTCGGTGATCATGTCGAGGAGCAGTTGCGTTTGCCATGCCTGTGTGGTGCTGTTCGCCTCGGTAATCAGTACGGCCTGTCGTTCTCTGGCTTCCTTGATAGCTGCCGCTTTCTCTTCCGCCGGATCAGTGACCCACTTTTCACCGTCCCATTTATCCCAGGCCGTTGCCGGTTTAAGCGGCGTTGTATCTGCCGGATAGTCGCCCGGCAAGTCGATCAGTATTGCCGCACCGTCAGTAACTGAATAAACAGTTTCCCCACGGTGATCGGCAACATCGAGCCAGTTGCCATCACGGTAAAATGCTACGCGCCCGGTCTCAGTAGCTGGCGGCGCCGTGATACAAGCGTTAGCGGGCAGGCCGACACCCTGCGCCAGAAACTCATCGCTGGAGCCGTTAAACTCGCCGCTTACCGCATCGAAATTATAAATCGTCAGTGTACCGGCCGATTTCGCAAGGCCGTTTTTATCGAGCGTTACTTTAGCCATTATGCGGCCCTTACGATGTAGTTAAATGCGACGTTACGCGGGCGCGTTTCACCTGCAATACGCGCAGCCCCGCCGTTGAAGTTTCGCGCTGATACATCCCCGACTAAATCATTGTCGCCAGTAAACTCAGAACTTCCGTCGGGTATGGCAAAGTTGCCACCGGCCCCGCCTACGAAGCGCAGCCTGATGGTGCGGTGGCCGTGGTTCTGTAATGCGTCAGCCTGGTTGCTCATCAGAGCGCGCCCGCTGTCAGCCCCGCGCCCGTCATCCCAGCCGCGTATGAACTCGCCGCGAAGATCGGCCAGCTTCAACCCCGGATAAGCCAGCGCCAGTTTTGGGTATAGCGTGCCGCTGAAGCCTGCACCATTACTTTTTAGAAAGACCATGCCAGACATTGAGGGAAACAGTTCATTTGGCATTTTCGCGTGCGGCCAGGGGAACGGCGAACCGATAACAGGCGCACCTTCGCCTAAACCAAGGTTTTTGAGAAACAAAATACTGGTGCTGTAAACCGCGTCACTGGCAAACTCCGCGCCATTTAGCGAGG